CCACCTATAAAAATAAACGCAGTTTTGAGTAAACCTGCTGAAATCATCATACCTTTCATAATAAAACTTGCACCAGTTATAATACCACTTACACCAAACATATTTAATGCTAATAACCCAATCGCAGCTGACAATATACCAGCATTTTCTTTTAATATATCTGCACCACTTTTTGATTCATCATTAATGTCTTGAAACAATGCCATCAGTTTTTCACCAATGAATGCTGCAAATGGTTTTATAAAGTCCTCATACAATCTGATTGCAGCTGGTATAATGACATCTTTTACTGTTTTTGTAATTTCTAGAAATAGTGGACTATTTAATAATTCTGGTAGTTTTTTTAAAAATAAAAATAAAAAACCACCAATAACAATACCTTTAAGAGCCGTAACTAAAGGTGCAAAGAAACCACCTACAGCATCTTTACCTTTTGAAAACCCTTTTCCAATAATACCAGCTAGTCCTTTAAATTTATCACCCAGACCTTTTAGAAAATCAGCAAAACCTCTTCTTTGTTCACCTTTTTCTTCTTGACTTGGCATAAGACCTTTTATGCCTTCTTTTAATCCTTTAAATTTTTCACCAATAAAAGAACTTGCCTTCTCTTCACCTCTTGTAATAGTTTCACCTAAACTTTGAAGAACAGTATTACCTTCATTATTAGATGCAGTATTATCTTTTGCTATTCTATTAGCTTCTTCTTGTTTTTCGTTAAGAGCATTTAAATTTAAATTTAATTGTGTTAAGTCAGACATTTATTTTTTAACCTGCATACTACTTTGTTTACTTTTTACATAAGCTTCTTTACCAAAGAAAGCTGCAACGATAGCTGCAACTGATACAAAATATGTTGCTGCCATATCACCAAGAATTTTTCCTGCTGTTTCTAATCCAATCCAGTGAGAAAACACTACTGCAAACGGATATAACAACATGCCAGCAAGTGCAAACCATGCCATCTTTCGTTGTGCATCTTCTTTTTTATCTTCATTTTCAAGCCTCATCATTCTTTCATCCATTTCGAGCTCCTTATCAGTAATAACACCATCTCCGTCAATATCATATTGGCTATATTTTGTTCCTTGTTGAAACTTTTTACTTTTGTTTCCGTTGTTGTTCTTTAAGTCGGTCATTTTCTTCCTTTATGTGTTGTTGTAGTAAATTCACATAAATATCTCTTTCCCATGGCATCATATTTTCAATATCAGTTAAACTATACTTATGATGTTGCATCATTGCAAAAGTTGTTTTAAAATAATTCTCTAAACTGTTATGGGAAAGAGAAATTAAAAAAAACTTTGCAAACCCTCCAATGTAACATCAGACTCAACTTGAGTATGAGGATTTTTAACTTTTACATCATGTTTTAGTTTAGGCATCGTAACAAAAAACTTTTGTATATTACCAAACTGCTGTGAGTTTAAACTATTAATAAACTCTTCTGCTTCATCTTTAGTAAAATCTTCAATTATATTTTCACCTTCATATACACTTTGAATACAATTTGGTATAACTTTAAAAAGTTCATTTAAATTTTTTGTATCAATAGTTGTAACATCTTTTAGTGTAGGATATTTCATAACAACTTTTATATTTTCATTTACATCTACTACATTTTTATGGTCTTCATTAGTATGTACTTTTACATCATTTAAATTTATTTCTTTACTAACTTCTGTTTTCATATCATCTGGACATTTAACATTTATTTTTACTGATTCACCTACTGATTTTGAACGAATATTTAAAAACAAATATTCTACATCAAAAATTGGTAATTTAGTTACATCAATTTTATTAAATGTACAATCTTTTACAATGTTAATAACAGCATTTATTACATTTGTGTCATTACCAGTTTCAGCTGCAACCATTAGTATCTTTTCTTCTTTAACAAGAAAGGGTCTGTATTTAACAGGTTCTTCAATAGTTCTCAACTTCAATTCATAAGTTGGTGTATTAATTTTAGGTAAAGCCATAATTTCTCCTATTCATCTAATATTAAATCTGCAGCTGCTCTTGAACCAGCAATCACAGAAGGTTTCGCCCCTGCCTTTCCTAGTATGTCCGTAAGAATACCTTTTGGACTTACTAAATTATATTTACCTCTCGGTGTGCTTTTTAAATAATCTTCAATATTACCTGAAGGTTCAGCACCTATTCTTTCCCAATATCTGTATGCGAATGAAACAGTAAGTTTTTGCATCTCATTACTATTTCCAACATTTAAATCTTGTGAATTAATTGCTTTTGGGTAAACTTCAAAAAGTTTACAACCATAACTTGATTTCTTTTCTTGTGCACCACTAAATGTTACAAAGTTACCAGGTATAGATGCACTTCTACCTTTTGATAATTGAAATACTTCTATTGTACCAACAAAATCATTATAGTATTCCATATTGTAAGTACCTGCATCATAAATTCTTTTTTGCCATTCTTCAAAGAATATCTTTTCTGACATATCAACATTACAAAAGAAAGTTCCTGTAACTGTTTCAAATTGTACTAGATTTTGTGGTATCTCTCTTGCCGGACCATATATGTTATCATCAGGTGCAGACAAAATAGTTCTACCTGGAAATTGAAAAGTTTCACATCTTAATGATACATATCTAGCATTTTCATTGTTGAATATTTTTGGACATGCGATTGCAATTTCAAAACGATTAGTCATTGCTGGTTCTTGACCATACAATGAACTCTTAAATTGATTAATTGAAAATACCATTAAATTATTTTCCTACTGTCAGACCACACTCTACTTGCAGACGATTTTTTAAATCGTTGAACAGGTAACATCAATGCAGTCAAAAAATCTTCACTATCTATTCTTCTAAATCTACTTCTTACTTTACTATTTAAGTATTTTTTTAAAGTAGGCTTTACAATATTTACATTTTTTAATTTATTATAACTTGTTATAATTCTCATATTATCATCAGGACCTTTTGCATCTCTTTCTAATCTATCTAATAATCTTGCTCTTAATGCATAAGGTAAATAATGAAAGTTGATACCTAAAAACCCACCAGGTATACCTCCTATAGGTAACACTAGTGGAAACACATCATAATAAGGTAATTTATCTTTATACTTTGGGTCATAAACATACATATTTAATCTACCAAAGTTTACTCTACCAGTTAGTTTACCATCTCTTAATAATTCACTCTGTGATGGTGTGCCTAGTTCTCTGATACGATTTCTGTACCATTGAAAAGGTTCTTCACCAGACTTTCTGGCTCGTATATCGTTAAAAATACTCATTACTATTATTTATACTTGGGCATCAAATGTTGTTCTGTAAGAATTAAAAAGTCCATACCACGGTCTTTACAATACTCTAACGCTGATTTCCACTTTGCTTCATTTCTACCCCATTCATATACATCTTTTACATAAGATTTTGTTTTTTTCTTGGGCATAACCGGTGGTTTAGTATACTTTTCTGGTTTTATTTCAACAATCATTTTTTTTATATTACCATCTTTTCTTTTGACTTTTATATAAAAATCTGGAAAATATCTATGTATCTTACCATCAGTAGGTAAAAAATAAGGAATATAAATCTCTTCAGAACCCCATTGTAATATATTTGGATTTTTATCACAATAGACCATAAATTTTCGTTCCCATAAACTTCTATAATAAATAGTAGTATAATTGCCCTTGTATTTTTTAGGGTTTGTAGGAACAAATCTACCAGTATAACTCATAGGAATATTTATATGAACTTTTCAAACAACTTTTTCTCAAGCGTATTGAGTAGTAAATTTGGTTCAATGTTTCAAGGTAGACAGGCTTTACCTACAAATAATCTATCAAACCCATTTTCACCTAACGATTCAGTTGCAGGCAATCACCCACAAAAAACAGTATTACAATATCCTTTAGACATTGGTGGTACACCTAATCAAGGACATTTTGTATTATTTAAGATAAAAAAACAACAACCAGGTGAATTGAAAAAGAATGGACAAGGTGGTGTTAAAACAAGTGCATCTGAAAATGCTGTTAATGGCGTTACAGGTGAAACAGTTTCATCTCAAGGTGGAGGTGGTGCAACTTCTTCATTCAATTTAAATGCCAATGATGGTAGAAGTAAAATGAAACCTTCTACACAAAATCAAGGTGAACAATTAACATTTAAAAGAGCACCAACAGTAGAAACAAATCAACTTATTGCATTATATATGCCGGCGACAGTAGAAGTACAATATCAATCAGCGTATGAAGATAAACAAGTAGGAGTTCTTGCAAAAGCTATTTCAGCAGTTGGTGATGCCGAAAGTGGTAAAAAAGTAGATGAATTTGGTAATCAAATGAAAGGTGAAGTAATTCCTGAATTAACAAGAAATGCAATGGACGGTGCTGCTGATGGTATGAAAGCAATTGAGTTTGCAAGGTCAGGTAAAGTTGTTACTAATAGAATGGAATTGATTTTTAGTGGTGTGTCTAAAAGAGAATTTAATTATAGTTTTAAATTTTTACCAAAAAGTGTTGAAGAAGCAAATATGGTTTATGAAATTATACAAGTTTTTAAAAAACATATGTTACCAAGATTAGAAGGTGATGTAGGTACTTCTAGAACTTTTGTAACACCTGATGTATTTGAAATAGAATATCATTGGGTAGGTGGTAAAGGTGCAAACGCATATTTGAATAAAATATCAACTTGTGTGTTACAAAATTTATCAGTAAAATATGGTGGTGGTAGATTTTCTGCACATACACCAACCAGTAGAGGACCAGACAATTTAGTTGGTTCTACACCACCAGTAGAATCTGAAATTAGTTTATCGTTCAAAGAACTAGAAATAATTACACAAAACAATGTAGGTAGAGGATTTTAATGGCTTATTTTTCAAAGTTTCCTAAATTAGTTTATGATATAAAGGGTGATGGTAATGATGCACTTTTTACTCATATTTTAAAAAGAGTAAAATTACATTCTGCTGCATCTGCAAATACTAAAGTATTTGATTATTATCAAGTAGTAGAAGGTGAAAAACCAGAAGACATTGCACACAAATATTACGGTAATGCAAATCTACATTGGGTTATATTATTAGTAAATGATATAGTTGATAGATTTCATCAATGGCCTATGACAGTACCACAGTTTGAACAGTTTGTCGCTGATAAGTACGATAACCCAAATGGTATACATCATTACGAAATATCTCAAGACTCTGGTGAATCAACAACTAAAATTAATATTGGCCAAGATAATACTGGCCACCCTACAGCAGACTCAATTACTAATTATCAATTTGAAGAAGCACAACAACTTTTGTTTAGTCAAATTAGACTTTTAAAGAGTGAGTTTTTAATACAATTCATAGAAGAGTTTGAAGACCTAGTAAATGAAGGTACCGAGATTTAATGGTTCAATCAACAAAATTACAATATGCTGGTGAGTTTAATATTAAGAAGTGTGAACTTATCACTCATAGTGGAAACAAATTTGACTTGACACAAACTTTAGTAGAAGTAAATATCTATGAAGATTTGATGTCAAACAGTATCAATGCAAACATATCTTTTACAGACGATAAAGATGCAATCACATTTTTTCCAATCGTAGGTAATGAGTTTGTTAAATTAGAAATAGAAACACCTGAATCAACTAACTCTGCTGCAATTAGTTTTAGAAAGCATGTTTTTATTGTATATAAAATTTTACAAAAAATTGATGTGCAACAAGCAAGTTTAGTATCATTGTCATTAACAACAAATGAAATGTTTTCAAACCTTAGAAAAAGAGTTTCACAAAGTTACACTGGTTCATATTCAGAAATGGTAGAGAAAATATTCAGAGATAAAAACTACCTTAATTCAAAAAAACAATTAAATTTAGAAGATACAATAGGTGGTCATTCTCTTATAATACCTAATATGCATCCATTCGCTGCAATTAATATGATTGCACAAAGGTCATTCTCAAAAAACAATACATCATCATATCTTTTTTATGAAACAACAAAATCATATAATTTTAGAACTTTAGAAAGTTTATTTGAACAAGGTTCTGTATTTTCTTTTGTTGTAGGTGAGGGTGGCGATTATCAAGACGGTAAAGTAAATCCTATGGAGGCCAACCTTCATCAAGTAGAAAAGAATGAAATGATAAGTAATAATGATATATTAAGTAACACCAAGTTGGGAATATATTCATCAAAAATGATTGTTCATGATATTTACAATAAAAACTTTAGTGTGAAAACATTTTCATATAAAGATGAGTTTGATAAAAAAGTTGATATCGAGAATCTTGGTGGAAGTAAAGGACACCCATTGTTTCCTGTGAACAGTATATTAGACGAAGACAATAACAAAATATCAGATTTCTCTGATGCCAATCTGACAGTACAATCAACATCAGCTGATGGCAACATTTTTGCTACTTCAACATATCCAAATCATAGAACACCCTATGGAAAAACTAATCCAAAAGAAGACATACTAAACAGGTTTTCAAAAATAGGACTTTTGAATAATGGTATAAAACATTTTTTAGAAGTTGTCGGTAATACTGTATTAGAAGTAGGTCAAATTATTACATTAAAACTTCCTAAAAACCAGACACATGAAAAATTTTATGATGAAAAATTATCTGGTAATTATATGATAACAGAACTACACCATTTTTTTTCAGAAGGTGGTGACAGAAAACATAGAATTGGCATGACAGTAGTAAAAGATAGTGTTAAAGATGGTTATCCAGATGCACTACCTAAAATGCCTGTGGGCAAAGGAGCTACTAAAAAGTTATGATTAATTCACGAAAGGATATAAACATGCGTAATAAGAACTCAAAAAAATTAAGACAATTCAACTTTCAAAAACAAGAGAGAAGAGCAGCAACCGTTACAGATATGAATAAATATATTGAGTTAAATAAAGAAACGACAAAGAGATTCTTAACGCAAACGGAAGAAGATGAAAAGTTACAAGCAATTAGTTGAAGGGGTATACGACCCTAATATTTTTAAAGCATTTTTTCTTGCTGGAGGACCAGGTAGTGGTAAGTCATATGTTGTTAGACGAGCCACTGGTGGTCTTGGATTAAAGATTGTGAACTCTGATAATGCATTTGAAAAACTACTTAAAGATGCAGACTTTAGTATGGATTTTAGAAATATGAGTCCAGATAAAAGTCTTGAAAGAGATATAATAAGAAAAAAAGCAAAAGAAATTACAGATAGAATGCAAGGTAATTTTGTCGCTGGTAGATTAGGTTTAATCATAGATGGCACTGGTGCAGAGTATGATAAAATTAAATCACAGCAAAGTAAATTACAGCAACTTGGCTACGATACTTATATGATATTTGTGAATACATCATTAGATACTGCAATAGATAGAAATAATATGAGAAGTAGAAAATTACCTTTAGATATAGTCAAAACATATTGGAATAGAGTACAAGCGAATATAGGTAAATTTCAGAATTTATTTGGTAGTAAAAACTTTATTATTGTTGATAATGATAATGCAAAAGAAGATGTATTTACTAAAGTATTCAAAAGAGTTAGAAAACTATCAAAGAAAAAAGTGAATAATTATTTAGCAAAACAATGGATTGACAATCAATTAAGAATGAAAAAGATGTTATCCCAAAAATAGTCAGCATTGACTTTCAAAAAATACCTGTTATAATATAATAAACAACTAGAGAGGTTATATGGCCAGAAAGAAATTAACTCGTGAACAAAAAGTCGTTAGAGCTAAAATACTTGCGAAGGCAAGAGAAAAGAGATTCAAAGAGAATCCACCACAATATAAGAACATATGTCCAGATGTTTTATCTTTACCTGATGATGCACCAATGTCATTTGCGAAAGTAAAACAGTGGATTAAAACACAAAAAGATATTGCATCTGAATCTGAAAGAGCATCTAGAAGACATGGTGTAGAAACAAAGATTAAATTTAAAGAAAAGTCTAAAGCTCTTAATGCAAGAGGATATATTAGATGGTTAAAATATTATCTTGAAACTGGTATTTTTCCAGGTGACTTTGTAGGTGAATATGAAGATAAACCTGTACATAGAAGAATCATAGCAGGACCCAGAGAAGGTTGTAGATTAAAGGGTTCGTTATTGGTTGAGTAGCATTGACTTTACTGAAAAGTATGTTATACTCTAAATAATAATAATATTAAACAATGAGGATATATGCAAAGTACAAAACAAGCATGGGATTGGCGTATCCAAGAAACGCTAGTAAAAGAAGTTCTTCGGTTAGACCCAGAGAATTCTTACATCAAGAAATGGTGTGAGATGCAAAATCATCACGGTGCAAATATTAGAAAAGCCCGAGATTATTATTTGAAACATGGTAAGTCTCCTGAAGAGAACGGTGATTACCCACCAGGGAGTTGTATATGATTGGAGTGAAAGCTGGTGTAGGTCATTTGAATCATAAGGGTGTAATGAAGTGGTTAGAGTCCATACATAAAGATACTTTAGAGTATGGCACTGAAGACCAACAGTTTGTCCTTGAACAAATGATTGATTATATTAAACACGATTACAGAGAAGGTAAACCTCTTGTAAACAAAAACATAATAGGATATTAAAATGGAAATTTTATCAGTAATTAGTATATTTTTTTCAATAGTTTCATCATTATTTGTATATGATGAATCAGAGTTTTTTGCACATAAAAAAAAGATGGAACGATTATATGGTCCATGTGAATGGAAGTATGTAGGTAAACAAGAAGTAGACCCTACTGCAGAATCTATACCGTTAGTTCCACCAGTTGGTAAACCTTATATATTATTTAAACAAGTTTGTGAAAATGGACCAAAGAATAGTACATAGACTTTTAGATAATTGCTACAAAGCACACGATGAGTGTAAATCAAAAGATTGGAAACTCTTCTGGTTAAACACTGCAGAAAAAATATCTAAAAAATATAAAAAGTTTATACACTAATGTTTTTAGCTCTAGTAACTTTATTAATCGCACTGGCAATAAGTGCGGTTGCGGCGTTTTATAGTATTGTAGGATTGATGGCAATCTTTTCTGCATCTGCACTATCAATCGCAATAATGGGTGTCGTTCTAGAAATAGGTAAACTGATAACTGCATCTTGGTTATATCAAAACTGGAAAACAGTACCTAAAATATTAAAGTATTATCTTACAACTGCAGTTGTTGTATTAATGTTTATTACATCTATGGGTATATTTGGTTATCTGTCTAAATCACATATAGATGCAGGTACAAATACAAGTCAAACACAAGTTAAATTAGATAGAATTAATAATAGAATCGCATCAGAACAAAAGACAATAGACAGAGCAGAAAGACAATTAGTTAA